AAAATTTCCTTTATTCTGTTCATAATATAAAAGTTTAATTATGCTTGCAAATATACAACATTTGGTTTAATAATCAAATATTCGTATTAAACTTTTATATTTATTTAAGAATATAAAGGGTATCACGTAATATGACACCCTTTATAGCTTTTACAATCTACTCATCTTATCTTTCAATTCGTGAATATCATTGAATGCTTGCAGCATAGGCTTATGCCATCGCTCTTGTCGCTCATCAATCGACTGCAAGTACATCAAGCTTTGTGCAAGGATAGTCCTACCCTCATCAACAGCTAACCAAATGTTACCTACATCACCCATAATGGTATTCACGCTAGCCGTTAATAAGCTACCCTCTATACCACCATCACGAGCAGCAATAGCATCCAACTTGGTATTTATGAGCTTTGCTTCCTCATACGTTCCCTCTGTGGCAATTTGCACCGCTGTGAAACGACCATTCAACTCATCGCCTGTGTCTTGACTCATTGATTCAAAAGAACCTGAAGAAGCGGACTGCTCGTAAGATTGCTTGTAACCCGTAATATCAGCAATGTTATCACGAATAGCCAAACCCTCTTGAACTATCTTATCATACTCTTCTTTAAGATTATTCAATTCGGTTGGCGTGAGCTGCCTTCCTCCATTTTCCTTCATCTTGTTTGCCCAGCTCTCATAAAGAGGCTTAAGCTTTTTATTCATAAGGTCTCCCAAAGCGAAGTTAAGCATCGACTGGTTGAGCATTGTAGTGAAGTCATTAGAAAAATCCTTTGCAGACTTGCTCATATCCATAAGATTGTTTATGAAGTCACTCTTCATTGAATCAAAGGTTGTTTGAGTCAAATTCTCATTGATTTGCTCCGTCAACTCCTCCAGTTTACCCGCCAGTTCAGTATATTGCTCCCAATATTCCGTCTTATCATACTTGCCTTGGTCGGTCATATTCTTCCATACATCCGCATTATGTGTACGAATGTCAGCCATCTGCTCTGGAGTGAGCTTGTATATATCCTCCAAGGAATTGACCTTGTTTATCGAAGAATTAGTATAACCACCCCTTATCTTACTTTGCTCAGTCAAAGTCTTATTGATTGCCGCATAATCTTGTGCAGAAAGATTCCAATAAGAAGCATTTGAATGGTGTGCCCCATGATACCCCATCTGTGTTTTGAGAATATCCATCGTTTGGGTATTAACCTGCTTTTGGGCATCATAAGCAGCATTATAATTGCTGACTGCCGTATAACCGGAAGACTTGTCAATAGACTCTTTTAACTTATCAATGGAATACATTAATCTATCATTGCTCTCGGTCAGCTCTTCTGTTTTCTTCGCAACTTCTGCACCATTACCTCCACCAATACCGAACATCTTGCCCAACGAACCAATGGTTTTTATTCCATTCATAGCTGCGCCTATGTAGTTTCCGCTAGCAAAATCAGAAAAGGCTTGTGTTCCAGTGTTCAATGCATCCATTCCGTTATTCACGGCTTTACCAAAGCCTGTGTTTCCGAGACCCAAAGCATCGACTAACCCAGGAAGGTCTTTCAGTTTCTCTTGGATTTTTCTTAAACCCTCAGCCCATTCCTCGATAGTATCGTGCAAGCTCTTCTTTGCGGCATCCTGCTTTACCTTGGCTTCTTCCTGCGCCTTTCCAACTTCCTTTGTTGCCTTTCCAACCTTAACCTCTGAAACCGCCAAATCATCAAAAAGCTTACGTAACTTCTCCGTTTGGCTTACACTGAGATTCTTGGTAGAACCCATAAGTTTGTCCTTATTGGCAGAAGTGATATTACTGGTATCTATGTTAACCCCACTTTCAGCAAACACTCCTTGGATTTTTCTCCTTTGGCTCATATTATCAGCCTTGGCATCAAACTCCCCCTTTCTAGCTTGTGCCAATCGGTCTTGCGCATCCTTCGCCTCATCAATAAGCCTACGGTGTTCACGGACTGCATCATTAACCAATCCCCATCTATCCTTCTGCTCGGAAATCGCATCATCAATCTTGTAGATTTGGTCAGATACGGTTTTCATGTCATCAATTTCCAACGTACCCGAACCAAGCAACTCCTTCATTTTCTTACGAAGGTCTTCAAGATAAGGAATACTCAATCGGTTCATATCCTGAAAGACAACATCCCAATTGATAGAATCCTTGAAATCCGTAAAATTCAACTTCTTCAACTGGTCGTTCATCTCCATTTCCGCACTCGCTGCGCCAAAAGTATCACCCTTTTCTCTTGCAAGATCTATCTTGTCGGCATATTCTTTCAAGATAGCATAACGCTGCTGTTCCAAACTACCATACTGCTTCATGAAATCCAACATGTCCTTTATCTCTGCTTGCTGGATTTCCTTCAGCTTTAATTGCCTCTGTTTCTCAATCAAGGCAATTTGGTCTTCAGAGTTCTGTCCAATGGTTTTTCCAAGATGATTACCCTTGTCGTCAACCATTTGTGTGCCCAACACCTCTTTGCGGTATTCCGCATCGGACTTACCCTGTTTCCACATGTTGGCTTTACGACCTTTTCCCGAATTTACCCAAACGATCTGGTCTTTCTTCTTCTTAGCCTCAACGAGTTTGTCAATAGAATCCTCTATAGCCTTTTTCTCCTTGTCAGAAGACATGTTAATTTGAGCAATCTCCTTTTCGGTCTCATTCTTAATCAATTCCGTTCTTCGCTTTGACAACTCATCGCTGGCTTTCTCCGAATAGGATGAAATAGACTTGGAATAGTCCTCCTCAGCCTTTCGCTTATTACCAGCCTTTGTCTCAGCATCATTCCTAGCCTTTTCAGCATCCCTAGCCGCTTTCTCTCTTGCCTTCTTCTCCTTATCTATCTCCTTTTGGCTTTTCTTCGGCTTACTTTCGATGTTGTTACCTCTTGCTTGCATCATAGCCAATTCGTTTGCGACCTGTTCGTAAGTCTTATATTGACCTCCTACTTGAAGAACATCCCCTTTTTTGTGTCCATCAAGCCAATTCTTTCTCGCAGCCATACTCGCTTTCAACTGAGACTGAGACATATTCTTAATCCATGCAGGAAGTTCACTATCATCATAGTTAACCTTAATATCAAGATGCAACTTTCTACTGCACAACTTTATTGTCTCTTGGATTTCACTATTCAAATCCTTGAAGCTCTTCTTTGCATATTGATTTTTCAAAACTTGTTCCTCTTGCGCATAAGTCAACTTAGATGTGGCTTTTCTCGCACGTTCTGCGGCATTGACGCTATTATTTATAGAATCAACAGTACCATCCAACTCAACTCTGTTGCTAACAAGCCCATCAGTAAAGTCGTTTATGTCAGGAATCATCTGAGCCACCTCAGAACGGCTATGGTGCATATTTTCGAGATAAGTTCCTATTTTTACATTCAACTCCCCTTGTAATTGAGAATATTGAGCATTCAATGCATTGTACACCTTTAAATCTCCACCACAAGCATTCATCTCCTTTCGCAGTTCAGCTAACTTGTCTATGTCATCCTGACTTACGAGACTTCGAATAGTACCCATTTCTACATCAGACAACTTATCATCTATAGAATCTTTAAATGAGCTGAAAGATGAATCATTTGAAGAATTATAATTATCATAAGCCTCTTGTAATTGATTTGCACGCTCCATTTCAAGAGAACGCTTTTTTATTATACCGATAAGTTCTTCTTCATGCTCCTTTAACTCATTAGCTTGCTCACTCATGTTTTGAGACTTCATTTTAGTCTCATCCAATTTTACCCCATATTCTTCATAAGCAGACTTCAATTCATTTATTGTGTCCTTATGGTCTTCTGCCTCGCCATTTTCCAAAACCGCAAACAAGGAACGAACCTTATTACTAGCCTCAGCAGCCTTATTACCCATGTTTTGAGTCTTCTTAGCAACATCTTCCTCGTCACTTCCGAACATCGCAAAAACGGACATTGCGGTTGTTACCAGAGTAATGATGGTAGTTAGAGGATTTGCAAGCATTGCAGCCCATAGCTCCCTCATACTAACGGTAACGGCATTAGTAGCCCATGTTAACACATTTTGAGCTAATGCTAACCCTTTTGTGCCAACAGATAATATAGTGGTAACAAGGGAATTCCGTTCCTTTGCTCCTGTATTCAAGTTCTCGGACGTTGTATTTACATTAGTAGCCGCAGTATTAGCTGTCTTTGAAGTCGAGTTTGCCGTATTAGCAATAGTTTCCGAAGAAGTAGCATTTGCATTAGCACCTTTTGCGGTTGCATTGCTAGCTTCAGAAGTAGTATTGGTTTGTGTAGCAGTAGTTGCCGCCTCCGTAATGCTAATCTTACCATCCTCTATATCTATTCCTTGCTGAACAATATCTCCAATTTCATCTGCCGCTGCTCCTGTCTCTTTATAGACCTCGGTTTCATACTCTTCGGCTTCTGCTAACTTTTCTGTCGTAGTTTGAAGCTCCTGTTGGATAGCTTTACGTTTTGCGTTAGAACTCTCATATTCTTCATTCGCCTGCTGTCGCTTTTGCATCAGCTCTTCCAATTTTGCTTGTTCTGCCTCGTATTGAGCAATAGAACTATTTTCGTTATCCGAGAAAGAATCCTCATAGCCACCGAATGAAGTTGTGTCAACCGCACCATTGTCATAGACCAATTCCTTTTCTTTCTGCTCTATGATTTGCTGCTGTTTTTTTATTTCCTCATCAAGCTGAGCAAGGACTACTCTCTTTTCACGAGCCTCATCCATTGCTTTGTCATAACTCTCTTGCTGCAAGTCAACTTTCTTCTGTAAGGCGTTAGTTTCCAAAAGTGCCTTACCATAAGCTGTTTCATTTGCCTTGGCTATTTTTTGCTTTAAATCAGCCTCAGCTTTAGCTTGTTCCGCTGCCTTATTTGCGGCTGCAATGTCAGCTTCTTTCGCTTTTTTTGCACGCAACTCTTCCTCTGCGGCTTCTTTGGCATTTACCGCATTTTGCCATTGGAGTTGTTCTTTCTCTGCAAGCTTTGTCTGCTCAACCAAAAGGTCACGCTTCAACTGGAGTTGTTTAGCAATTTCATCACTAATCAACCCCTCGGATTTCGCCAATTCTATCTGCTTAGATATACGTTTCTCGGTTTCATCATCACCGATGTTTTCCGTATCAGACAATGCATTTCCCAACTCATTATAACGGCTTGCCTTATAGTCTTTGGTATCTTTTCCGTTAAGATGTCGGTAATCATTTTCCATTTCCTTGAACTGAGCCATCTTCTCATCAAGTCCCTTGGAAAGCTCCAAAGCCTCCATCTGTTCCTTGGCAGCAGATTGTTGCTGAGTGACGAGCATATCACGTTTAAGTTGCAATTGCTCTGCCATTTGTTGGGTAATGATGCCATCGGTCTGAGCCTCCTTGATTTTAAGAGATACAAGTTCCTCAGCCTTATCCGTACCCAACATATCGGTATTAGCTACCGCCTTATTCAAATCCGAAAGTCTTTGGCTCTTATATTCTGAAGTATCTTTTCCGGTATAGGAATGATACAATTCAGCTTCATCTTTGTACGCTTTTATCTTTTCGTCAAGATTACTTGCAATACCATCAAGTGTAGCTTGGTTCTGAGCTTTTTGAATGGATGCTGCCGCCATCAATCCAGCTTTGTAAGTTCCGACCATAACAACTGCACTTCCTATCGTTTTAACCAAAGTCTGCCAATTATCAACCAAAGACGAAATCAAATCTAAGCCAGTACCAAATATTCCTTGCGACTTCTTGCCGAGTTCGTTAAACATCTGGTCAACGCTATCGCCTATGTTAGACCATTTTCCTTGCAAGGTTGTGGATTGCTTTTCCATCAGGCCTCCAAACTTGCCGCCCTCTTCGGTCATGTTGACGATAGCTTTCTTCACCAAATCTGCTCCGACCTTTCCATCTGTAACCGCTTGCTGAACCTCTTGGGTTGTCTTGCCCATGATTTTACCAAGCTCCTCAGCCATCGGGATGCCTCTGCCCATAAACTGACGCAAGTCCATCGTGTACATACGCCCTTGGCTCATTGTTGTACCATACAAATAAACCAAATCGTTCAGCGGAACGCTAAGACCAGCAGAAATATCACCAAGATGAACAAGAATATCATTAACTTCATTCGCTGCCGTACCATAAGCCAACAACTGCTTCGCTCCATTCGTAATACTGGACATATCGAAAGGGGTCTTCGCAGCCGTTTGGACAAGTTGGTTCATCAACGCTCCAGCTTTCTGCTCACTACCAAGCATTGTTGTGAATGATATTTCAAGTTGCTGAAATTGTGAACGGACATTAAAGATATGTTCCGCTAGTTGTTCAACTCCTAAGCCACCAACGAGGCTCATAGCTAATTGCTTTGCGTCACCACCAAGACGATTGAATAAAGATGTTGCGCCCTCACCTACCGTAGGCACTTTCTTCATTTCTTCAATCATTCCAGCAAAGGCATCAGTCATCACCTTTACGTTATCTGTAGCCGCATTAGAAGAACCCGAATAGCGGACATACTCTGCTTGCATGTTTTGCAATTCGGTTCTTGCTTGCTTTCCTAATCCTGTAAGATTCTCATAACGCCTTTTCTCATCATTGAGTATAGCGGAATTTTCGCTTATATCACGATTAAGTATTGTTGAAGTGCCTACATCTAAGCCTCCTTTACGAAGTTTAGACTGCATCTTTGCTATCTCGGAAGAAAGCCTTTCAATCTTTCGCCTGGACGAGTCGGCTTGCAATTCAAAAGCATATGTTTCCCTTGTCAAAGATTGCATTTTCTTGGCATAATCACTGCTCATCACCAAAGCATAGCGACTCATTGCGGAACTAAGCTCTGTTATCTTTTGCTTTTGTTCCGCATATTTATCCGTGAGGTCTTGAACCACAGATTTATCTGTCGCTCTCGAAGTCTTCAACAACTCACCTTGCAATCTTACAAGCTCTTGCTTGGCTTGCTTGATTTGGTCGAAATTCGCTTTGATATTAAATTCTAGCTGTGCCATCCTTATACGTTTTTCTTGGCAAAATTAACTAATAATCAAAGGAATAACGAAAGAATTAAGGTGTGCTATTTCACAAAAAAATTAAGTGCAAAGAATAAGGTCTAGACACAGAAAAGCCTTCCACATTCACATGCAGAAGGCTCGGTTGTTTACTTATTTTTCTTCTATATATAAAGACCGTCAAATCACGACAGCCTGTAATTCTTTTGAAATTCCATGTAAGCAATCAAGAATTTGCTGCTTACGTTTTTTGCTAGGCTCATGGATTCCCATTGCATACTGACGCATCAGAGAAGCATTAATGCCAGCTTTCTTTGCGACACCATTTATATTCAGATATGAAAAATAATCGAAGAAAGAACCTATATCATACCGGAACTCAAACACCAATTCAGGCATTTGCTTTCCCTCTTCTTCAAGAAGCTCTTTAATCTCTTCCTTTGCTACAAAAATATCATCCATCGCTTGTTTTGCAGAGTTGCCAAATCCGACTAGATGGAAGTCTGGAAATTTATCCACCATATAGCAAGAAAAATTCTTTTCTTCTTTACACTTTTCTACTTGTATAATTACTTTTGTTGCCATAATCCCGATTCTAAACTTTAAAAAGAGGTCTTAAACCTATATCAACGTCTTGCTATATAAGCGAAAAATTGCTGGGCTTAAAGCCCAAGCAATCTTTCAAGAATACTGTCGTAAGTCTTTCGAGAAACTTCACGACTGCCGTGCCGTGGCACTGGACATTTAAGTTTTGTTGTTGGACTAAACCAAATGTCGTGATTACCACCATGCCGAACCACATAGCAACCTGCTTGGGTCAGCTTTCTCAATAATTGACTAGTCTTCATCATATATAGAAGAAATTAATAAATAAGTAAAAGACCTCTTTTGTCCTTAAGACAATGCAAAGATATAACTTTTTTGTTATATATGCAAATAAAAGGATAACTTTTTTGTTATATTAACCTCAATTAACAAAAAGTCTTCTACATTCACATGCAGAAGACTCTGAGTTCTATATAACAATTGAAGCCACACGCTTAAAAGGTTGCGGCTCTATAGCTTTAACGCAGATAACACGCTTTTTATTGTGCTGAAACGGCTTTTAATATCATTATAGGATGATACGGCAAACATTGGCAAAGGTCTCACATTTCCAATTATCAAAGCACCTTTGCGCAAGGACTCCTTGATTTCCTTCATTGTTTGAGTGAACCCATATTCAGCCTGTTCTTCCTTTGGAACAATCACATAGCCATCACCATAAATATTTTTAAGATAGCATTTCTTTCGCTTCAACATATCCCAACGCAATTTATCTACCAAGGTCATATAATCAAACTGCTGTTTATCCTTGGCTTGGAATAGCTTCTGAACATCCTTGTAATCATCCCAACATAAAGGGATAATACCAAACTTTGACTTCATCCATTCATGCGAAATCAATTGACCATCTTTAAATGTAGAAAGAATTTCTTCCTCCAAACCATCAAAACCATTTTTCGTATCTTCTTTCATATTTTCATTCTTTTAATGTTGCTCCCTACTAAGGAATCGAACCTTAGATAACCACCATGTAGGGAGTTCGTCTCTACTAAACCTTACCTCACCATACCTTACCCGACCTTACCGAACCGCTCTTCACCGCACTCTACCCCACCAGACCATACCGTACCAATGTTTTGCACAATGGCGAGGAGTCGAACCTCGCCTACGACCATCATTGTGTTCTTCTCAACCAAACTGTACCCCACCGCACCAAACTAGACCTCACCAAACTCCACTAGACTCCACCCCACTACACAAAACACTACCATATCTATTTTCATTTCTAAATGTATTATTTCTTTTCTACTTTAAACGCTCCGTAAAGCTTTCTGTAAGTACCAACATGATAGCGAAGACCTGCAATCTCAGCCACCTGTAATACTTCCTCCTCGTTCAGCTGCGTCTCATCGAACCAGCAAGTAACTTCCGTTGACCATTCTGGGAATATCGCTCTTGTTGCAGGGACTTTAACCGAACCTTTGATACCGCACGCTCTTGTGTCAACATAGGAAGTTGATGGGTCAAAATAACCCTCCTTTGTGCGCCCAACCTCAAAAAGTTCTTCCGGTGTCTTGTCGTTGTCCTTGAATTGCAATACACCATCACCATAAAGGCCGAAGGAACGCTCGAACTTCTTGCCAAGCTTACGTTCTTTGGCAGCAGCTTGAAAACTACCCTCTACGTGCGACTGTGGTAACACATACTCGCCATTGCGATAGTACAAGGATGCAAGGAATTGCAATCGGCAAATCTCCAACAAATCATCATCTGTCTTTGTTCGCTTGCTAGTCAATGGCTGCAAAAGTTTCTTGTACTTGTCAAATGGATCAACTACTCTTGGATTGTGAACCATCAAAGGCTTAGTGCCTACCAATTTCAATGAAATCGTCTTCATTACTCTACATAATTATTAATTAAACACGGCAGTTTTACAGGTATGCCTCTTACCTTTGGGGCAAAACAAAAGCCCCGTCCGCTAATGTGGTAAGTGCGAACGAGGCTAAAAGTATAGAAAAGTCCGAAGACTCTTAAATTTCTTCTTATCTCAGTAACCATGTTTACGACTTCACGGCTAAACCATTTCTGATTTCGTTTGCAAAGGTAAGCATAATTTCTGAAACACGCAAATTATTTAGTGCATTTCTTTATTCTTTTAAACTTTATTTTCTTTTAGAAACCTATTTTTGAAATTACACCTTATTATATTAGCAGTCTTGTAATGTGGCAAACAAACCATTTCTAAACTAAAGCTGTTAATATCCTAAGTTTACGACACTCCAAGAGCCATCACTATTCTTCTTGACAACACCATGCAAATCAACGAATTTCTTCTGACCACCATAGGTTGAACGCAAAGAATAAGAAACAGTTACCTCATTTCCGCTGACACTTTCTTTCTTGACCTTGAAGACATTTGAACTTTCTGCACCTACAGCACTAGAAGCGTTACTAATATCCCATTCTCTTTGCAAAGCATACTCGATTGCGGATAAGTCTTCATCAGAAACATATATATCACTTTCTGAATTGCTCGTTGTAATTGCCTTCTCATACTCCTCTACATTTTCTTCACTTCCATTTCTTATTACATAAACGTAATGTTGTGTTTTTATATCCTTTACACGAAATTCCGTAAGTGTCCAATCGAGTGGATTTTCTATAGAAACCGTAATATCTATATGATATTCATATTTTCCCTTTGCTCCATTTATTGTGCCATCTAAGACTCCATCGTCCATAAAAAATCCCCAATTATAATTGCTGTCATAATTGTTAATTTTACTTTTGGCTAAAGTATAGTTTGAACCGAAATATTTCTTTAAAACTACATCACGTTTTGCCTTACATGAATCATTACACATAATCTTGTCTATATATTTGTTACGTGCAATCTGCTCCTCGATGGTAGGTTGTTTGTTTTTATTTCCACATCCACTGCACACCATCAACAAGGGAATGGCTACGATGATGGCAATTATTAATTTCTTCTTCATAATCACATTTATTTAAATTGTCAATATACTAACTTTACAACACTAAACCTGTTAATTCGTTTATTTACGAATTGGATGTATTCCTATGATGCGTTCGACATCTTTATCGAAGAATACTTCATATCTTGTACATTTTCTATTTTTGTCTATATACGCACCATTAATCTTATCAGGAGAGATAACAACATAATAACCACATAATTCTGTATGATTATTAATCATGCCAATCTCATCAGCTTTTTCCAACAGATTTTTTGCATTTTGCTCTTGTCTTTGTATCTCATTATAAACATAATTGATATTACTACTAGACAAATACATATTCCTAGACAGCGAGTCGTTGCGCCACAAACTATTATAAGCAACCATAACCATTTCGGCAGAAGCAGGATTGCATTGAAATTCCTCTAACTTCTCTACATTGGCGCACTCAAACCCTCTTGTCTTAATAAGGGCATCTGCTTTGTTTTCCTTTGATGTACAACTAGTCAACAATAGTACAACAAAAGAAATAAAATATAAGACCTTCTTCATAATCCCATACTTTTAATTATTGAACTTTGCGGGAACATCCCCACGTTACTTAACTCTTTCTAGTTTATCCAGCACATCCCTTGCTCCAGCTATGGATGATGCGGAATACTAGTATGCAAAAGTACATCTTTTATACGAAACCGCCATTGTTCGTCTTAATATTTAACTATTATTATGCTTTCTGTTATATTTTGTTATAATAATCTTTATTGCATTAATATACTTGCAAGTTACACTAAAAAGTCGTATCTTTGCATCCAATTTCCACATTATAGGAATAATAGCTTAATTTTTAGAGCGTGAGACACACGTTAAAAACTGAAAAGAAAGAGACAATGGAAAGTAAGATTATTTTAACAAAAGAAAGTTCTTCATCTGATTTGGAGAGTTACTTTCGTGAAGTTTTGGAATTAGATAAGCAGAGAAAGGAATATCCGGTAAATCTTGATGAAGTTTGGCAACTTTGCTATGCAGAGAAAGGAAAGGCAGTGCGTGCATTGAAGACCAACTTCATTGAGAATGTGGATTTTATCAGTATTGCCAAAAATGGCAAAACTGCAACAGGTGGTTACAAAGAGGTTAGCTATCACCTCACCTCCGCTTGTTTGGAATATTTTGTTGCTCGCAAGGTTCGTCCGGTGTTTGAAGTGTACCGCAAGGTCTTTCATTGTGTAGCACAAGGCATCATACCTTCTTATCAGATTGAAGACCCAATTGAGAGAGCGAAGCGTTGGATAATGGAGCAGGAAGAGAAGAAAGCCATTGAGGAAAAGAACAAGGAAATGCAGCCAAAGGCAGAATACTTTGACAACTTAGTTGACAAAGGCTTGCTTACGAACTTCCGAGATACAGCAAAGGAGATTGGTATGAAGCAGAATCTGTTCATCAAAACCTTGATTAAGAAGAAATACGTCTATCGTGATAAACAGAATCACATTAAGCCATATTCGCAATACAATGGTGACTTGTTTAAGGTGAAAGACTGGGGAAACGACAAAGTTGTAGGTACAAGAACACTAATCACACCAAAGGGAAAGGAGACATTCAGACTGCTTTTCGGAAATGGTAATATGCCTTCGTTGAATTTCTAGGTAAAGGGAGAGGAATATCATTTCCCCTCCTTTGCCTTAATCTCCAGCTCGATAGGCTTGCCACAATGAGGGCAGATGATAGCCGGAGATTGCGGAATGGATGGCTGCTCTGGTTGTAGCTCCTTTGGTGTATCCTTGTAGAATAGCCTCCAAATTGGCACATCTAGGATTTCGGCAATACGTACCAATGTATCAAACGATGGGTTCGCTTTATTATTAATAATGTATGATACCGATGTTTGAGCCATACCAAGAGCCTCTTGTAAGGTCTTTGACATAATGCCTTTTTCTTTCATTACCTCTTTAATATATAGAGGCACATTGCTTTTCTTGTAATTCATATACGATACTATCTAATGTTTTTGAGTGCAAAGATACGCAATTATACGATATAAATGTATTAAATTCTGTAAAAATACGACCACTTATTATAAACAAGAGTTAAATATTAGATTAAATCGTAAGTTTTAGGCAAAAATATTTGGAGGATATAAGATAAAATCGTATCTTTGCAATGTCTTTAAGAGATAAAGGCTTTAAAGTTTAACTATTAATTGCTGTTATGCAGCCGAGTCGGCACTCGTAAAACGGTTTGAGGATATGACTACTTCAATTAAGAACAAGATGAGAAAGGTAATGCATTTGGCACATAGAGCCTATCAGTTGAAATCAAGTTCAATGTCTTGGGTTGAGTGCTTGAAACAGGCTTGGCAGGTCGTAAAGCTTGAGGCAGCGATGAAGACCAAGGTAGTAGAGTTCTTCTTTATGAAGATGAATGGTGAGGTAAGACAAGCCTTTGGTACTCTCCTTCAGAGCCACATTGACTATACTCCAAATGGTACAGGGCATGCAGCATCAAGAGATTGCATCCGCTATTGGGATGAGGCAAAGGGTGCATGGAGACAATTCAAGGCTTATAACTTCTTGCGGGTTGCATAAAGATATTTACACGTTCTAAGGTGTTTGGCGAGGCTTAATATGAGGTGTGCCTTTAAACACCCCTTTAGTTTAGGACTTTTAAATTAAAATCAAATATGTTACATTCTGAGATTGTTAGTGAGTTGAAGAACATTGGTGTACAAGTAAAACCATATAATGTTCAAGATGGCTTTATGGATATGTTCGTAAATGGTGAGGTTTACGATATGTTCGTGAAGTTTGTAAAAGAGAACAACTTAGAGGTGATGTATGCTAACATTCATCATTGGGATATTTTCACATGGTGTGATGCTACAATTTGGTTTTAATCATAAATAGAGTATAAGATATGGAGACAATTGCTAAGTGTTTGAAAGAAGTGTTCTACAAAGGGCATCATATTACCAAGGTGGAGGACGTATTCGGTCAGGTATTCGTTCGCATTGATAATGTAGTTGAACCGGACTATGCTAGCATAGCCGAGGCGAAACGTGTAATCAATGGTAAAGCCCCAAAGTGGTTTAATGATGGCTATATGTGGGACGAAGCCAGCAAGAAGGTAGTAAAAGACCCTAACGCTTTCCGATGGGAGGAGTAAGAAAAGATAAGGTGAAGAACTTAATACGATTGGTTATGGAAAAATTTATTGATGGCTGTTATGTATTCGAGAAAACAAATGAGTTTCCTGATGGCTACGAGATTTGGGCGATTGGTCGAAGAAATTTCGAGCACAAGGGTTACGTGCCATTGTGTGAGGTTGACGAGAACTACAACGTCAAAAGAGATACCTTGAAGGCTTTGAAAGTCAAGGATGAAGCATTTGCTTTGGCTTTGCTCTATGAAGCCGTGAAAAGAGGTGTAAACAAGAAGAAATATAACAAAATGTTAAGTGCATAAGAACATGGATGAGAATTTCTTGAATGTGCTCTATATCGAGCATACAGACAAAATAGGCGTTTTAAAGGATGATAAGGACGAAAGGGTATCAATTATCCTTGGGGCAGACAAAACGCTTGTAGAACGCAAAAGAGAGGGTAAAACGTACCTTCTTGTACCTTTGACAAAGAACCACACATTTGTCTGCAAGGGTGATAGCTTGGTGGTCGATGGCAAGATAATCCCCAGCAAGGTGTTCTTCCGTAAGGATGGTGCTCAGTGGATTGAGATTGACAAAGAAACGTTATCTAAGGTAGCGTAATATATTATATAGGTTACTTGGCAGCGAGTCGTGAGCGGGACACGACAGAAATATAAACTCCCACTGGTATGCTGCCAATAACCTTTTTTGTTTAACAATTTAAATTAGTTTTAAAATGACAGGATTCAAAAGTGAAAATGTCGAATTGGAGGCTTTGCCAGTAGCCTCATCAGTTTTAAACAACTTCAAAGAAGGAGGTGTTAGAGTTGTAGAAATTATTGAGCATGACGGCAAGCAAGCCGTGAACGCAAGGGAACTGCACCAAAAGTTGGGCAGCAAGCAGCAGTTTGCTAATTGGATTAGAAATCGTATTGAAAAGTACGGATTCGTTGAAAATCAAGACTTTTCTTCATTTAATAAAGTTATTAAACGAGAAAATGGTGCTACAACAGTTACAGAGTATGCCCTTTCGCTAGATATGGCGAAGGAGCTGTGCATGGTTGAGAACAACGAGAAAGGCAGGATGATTCGCAAGTACTTTATTGAGGTTGAGAAGAAGGCTAGAACACAAAATCCATTTGCAATTCCTCAGACTTATTCTGAAGCCTTGCTTCTTGCTGCAAACCAAGCAAAGCAAATCGAAAAGCAGCAATTGGCATTGGAGCAGAAGAAAATTGAGAATGACAAGCTGGTTGCAGATGGTAAGCGTAAGGACGCAACCATAGTACGTATGAAGCCTAAAGAGGTGTTTACGGATGCGGTTGCAGGTAGCAAGGGCAATTGCCTAGTCGGTGAGGTTGCGAAGTTGATAACCCAGAATGGCTACAAGATTGGCGAAAAGCAATTCTTTGCTTGGTTGCGTGATAATGGCTACCTTGGAAAGAAAGGAGAGCGTTACAATATTCCTAACCAGCAGTATATGGGCAAGAATCCTTTCTTTTATATCAAGAGAGGTGTGAGACAGGGTGAAAGTGGAGTATTGCACACGACAAGTACAACAATGCTGACACCAAAGGGACAGATTTATTTCGTAAACAAGTTCCTTGGAAAAGGAGGTTTGCAAGGCGATCTGTTTGCGAATAGTGAGGCACACGATAAATAAACTGTATTGTTAATATGTGGGGATGTGGTTTAGGCTACACCTCCACAACAAAAATAAATATAGATGGCAGATATTAATAAATTATCAAGAAGAGGCGGCAAAATATACGTATTAATCACTTCATACCAACATGGATTGGGTGAAGCAGTGGAGGTTGACGCAGAAGTCTTCTCTACCATAGATAAGGCTAGAAAAGCGATGGAAGACAAAGGTCTGAACACATTGGAAAGTTACAAGCATTCATTGGATTGTGATGATTTCCAAATCAGCGTATCAGGCTCATTTTATCATATCTCAGACAGCGAAGGAGAAACGTGGGATAATTTCGACATCGTGGAACAAGAATTAAAATAATAAAGCTATGAAGATTGATGTTGTTAAAAATATTTTAGAAGATGCGAAGGAGTGTGGTTGCCTTGTGACGATTACACTTGCAAATGGACAGGTATCTCATGTAAACTTCAGTAAGCATATAAAGAAGTTTACTATAACAGATGATATTATCTTAGACGAGGAGGGACATCTTGTGACAATAATTGATACGGATGGAAGTAGAGACTACATTGATAGCGATTCCATCATTCGCATATTTAGCAAAGAAGGTTTATAATAATTGATTAGATAAGAATATGGATGCAGGTCATGTGAATGTGATATTGGGCGAAGCCGAGAATAAAGGTCTTAGAGGAAATATCAACTTGGTAGGTGGAGCAAAGATAAGTTTCGACTTCAATAGTGTTGGTGGTGAAACCTCTTTCAATTGCAATACAAAGAACAGAACACTTATGATTGGGAGCGGAAGTACAGTAGTGTTTACACGTAAATATATTGATTGTAGCTCTATCCAGTATATTGAAGTGCTTGAATGTACAAACTAATTATAGGAGACAAGAATATGAATATACTAGACTATTATGAGGTTGTCACCTCAAAGATTTTCAAGTTGGAAAGCATGAACGAGGGGCTTGTATTGATAGCACCGGAGCAGGAGGTGGATGGTATCCGTTCCTTGATGGTAGGATTATATGTTCCTGAGCATGAACGATACAAGATGTACACTTTCCGTTCATCTATGAACGAGGGTGAACTTGGAGACAAGTACAAGGCGATGGTCGGCTCAATGGATGTGCTTAAACCGGATTGGGACAGAATCAGAAAGAAAAGGCGGAAGAGGATCTAACCTCTTACCGCCTTTAGGATGCAAGCTATTTCAAGATTATTTTTAGAAAATATGAAAATAAATTAGAGTTTTCTTGCATTTCTCAAAGGTTTTTATTACCTTTGCGAATGTAAACAACAAAACAATGAGCTTATGAAAGTATTATCAGTTCGCCAGCCGTATGCCTGGTTAATCGCTATCGGCTGCAAGACCATTGAAAACAGAACATGGAATAGAAAGTTCCGTGGTCGTTTCCTTATTCATGCTAGCCAAGCCAAACCTGAAAAACTTGACGGATGGCAGGAGAGCGCAATGAAGAAATATTGCCAAGAGCATGGTATTGTTATTCCAGACTTCAAAGAATTGCCAACGTCAGCCATTATCGGCAGCGTAGAGTTGGATGATATTCAATTCCATGAGGCTTATCCGGATGCATTTGCTGAAGATTTCCAATATCATTGGTTCTTGAAGAATGCTAAATTGTTCGATAAGCCGATTAGAAACGTCAAAGGCAAGTTATTCCTCTGGGATTATGAGTATAATGAAGCCGAAATGTAAAATAACAATACTTTTGTAATAAAAATACAAGTCATTGAAAATTAGCGCAAAAGTGTTTGTTCTCCGATGGGTTAGATAAGAAGTAAATGTAAAAATAAAGAAAGCCTCAACCTCTAACGAGATTGGGGCTTTTACAGTTGTCCTAGTGTGTCTCACCATTATTATTTCGTTCAATCAAAGGTAAGATACCTTTCTCCTTTAGGAACTCATAGAGAAAGAAACGCCCTTTTTGAGTCCATTTCGTGTTGTATTTGATGGTTTGTTTTCCATCATTGTGCGTAATGGTCACTGGCTCGCTATTCACATATCCCTTATCCAAATATTGGCGGTACAAGACCCATTGGTCAGAAACCTTGTGCTGGATACCATGCTCATGCAACAATTTGTTGAATGCTTGCGGACTCATTCCGTAATCCTGCGCCATTGATGTAATCACGCTTGTGCTCTTGTTCTTCATCATCACATCGAAGTAAGTAGTCTTAGGCTTCATTGTTGTAATCTGTGCGCTCAGTCCGACAATCTCCTGCGATGCCTTGGCAAGTTCCTCTCTCTGTTGCTTGTTCTCCAAGGTCAGCACTTGGTTCTTCTCGAACTGGTCAGCCCAAGCTCTTGCTGCTATAGCCGGATTGGTGAAATCGGGCAAAGATGGAACACTCTGCATTCTTACCTTTTTCTCAACCTCAATGAAGTACTTGCGAATCATCCTACCTTTCTCATTGTTCTCAATCATACACAACTCCTTCGCCATGTCTAAAGATAGGGCGTACTCCTTGCTTGGTCTGCCACCTTTTGAGTTTTTAAGATTTTCCTTAAAAACCTCATAGTCTTGATTTTCAACGAATCCGTACTTTTCAATACGCTCTTGAATCCAATTCGCAAATTGATACTTGCTACCCAACTTTTGGTGCAGCTCTCTTGCATTGATGGCTTGCTTACCATCACGTTCTTCTACCTTGATGAGTTCAAAGCCTTCAACCTTGATTTTCTCACTTTGATTTACGAATGCTCCCAGCATGGGTGCATCATTCAAATTCTTTTCTAAAAAATCTTTCATATTAAACAATTTAAATATTATAAGTATGGTTTCTTGCAAATAGGAAAGCCCCGTCCACCATGTTGTGAGAGAGGATGGACAGGGCTTGTTTCGCCTACCCACAAATGTAACGGAATGGGCTTGACGAAATATGACTCCACGCTTGGAGCTTATAACCATTTGTTTAATATGTCTTCTTTATTCGTCAGTCGTGTCCGTTACTTCACAACCATTATTACTTTCGGCTGCAAAGTTAATGCTATTTTCTTTAACTTGCAAATGCTTTAGTGTTTTGTTTAAAACATTAACATTCGTTTGATATTGGAGGACTTCTGCCCTCGCCAGCACGACCAACTTTCAAGGCACGGTGCTGCACATTACTTCTTGTTTCCATTGCTCACGGAATTAATTGTTAAACATCAAAGATAATGAGCAGTTGTTTCGGTGTGCCTCACCTTATGTTATGTTACACAACCATTGATAGCATTTCTTTTGATTGCATCTCAATCCATTGGCAACCATACTTGCGGAAATAGATGTCTGAATCAAACCTCTTGCCATCCACGATAATGTAATTACCCTTACACTCAAATTTGTGGTTTCGGGTCAATGGGACTAGCAGATAGACCTCCATATTCTCTTTGTTTAGAACCAAGGTTAAATCAGTACCCAATATATGTGAAATAATTTCACGCTCATCGTCGCTCAACACGCCAAACTTATCATTGTAACGCACATAAAGAGCATCCATCAAATTCTTATCCATATCTCTTAAATATTTAATGTTCAAAGTCCGGTGCAGTTTAACGTGTGCCTCACGAAATCTATTACAAGTCACACTCGTATGAGTATTGCTTTTTTAGCTTGTTCAATGCATTCTCGGTAACGTAGTAGATGTTATCGAAATACTCGCTTTTCTTGATACTCCGGCTTTCCTTCAGCTCTACCTTGTGATTGAATGTCACTTCGTAGCGGTTTGCGATGCTTGTAATCAAGAAATCGACCTCACGCTTATGTCTGTCCAAATCGGTCTCTTTATACTCTCCACGCTTGATAAATGCGTCCTTGTTCGTCTCTTCGATGGTTGCAACCATGTTGCCTTGCATCACGATAATCTTTGCGCTCATATCTAGTTTCTTTTTAAATCGTTAGAAATCTGTTATGCAACTCTCATAAGGTTTGCCTTCTTGAAGCAACGCCATTCTTCTTTCTCGGTATCAAAGTACACTTGGCAAGTGTCATTCATCTTGCGACCTGCACCCTGTGTAGCTGGGATAACCTTCTCGCTCAATGTGCCGAATGCCTCACGCAAGCTGCCATCAACCTTCTGGAAGTAGAACTTCACGATGCGCTTCTTCATCTGACCCTTCAGCTTGATGTTCATCCAAGCGACCTTTAAAGCCTCGCTCATTGTGTAGCCATTCTTCTTGATGAACTGCCAAGCAAGCTTCATCACTTCTCTCATCATATTCTTAAATGTAGTAGCCATAATCTTTCAATTTTAAACGTTAAACTTAAATTACTTACTTTGCAAGTCCGATGCTCTCACGCAAGAAGCTCTTAGCCTCATCGTTGTTCATATTGAGCTTTATTGTTATCATATTCAACATCCTATCAACATCTTTTTGGGTGTTCATTCTGTTGCTTACGAACTCTGTCATAACGAACTTCTGAATCAAGTTTCTTCTTATCATTGAAGTAGTCATATTGCTATACCGTTTTACGTGTGCCGAACACGGAGGCGCTGCCTCAACTAAATTAATAATGTTCTTGTGACCTTTGTTTCTTAATCACGATGCAAAGATACTAAGTTTTATCCTAACTACCAAATGTTTTATTAAGTTTTATCCTAACTTTAACCTTTGTTTACCGATTTAATATACAAATTAAGATTTATTTGCATTGTTAGGTTAAAAGCTTAATTTTTCATAATAAGTTTGGCTGTTTGCGAAAATATGTGTATCTTTGCAACATCAATAAATAAAGTTAGAACTTAATATATAATAAGGTATGGATATACGAGGCATAATTAAAAGAAAAGGCTTTACGCTTACTTATGTAGCGGATAGGCTGACTAATAAAAAAGGTGGTAAGGGAGTTTCTTTGCCATCCTTGATACAAACTATTGATGGGAATCCAACTGTAGCCAGTCTTCAGGAGATAGCAAGCATTATAGGTGTAACGCTTGCAGAACTAGTTTCCGAAGCTGATAGTTCAGATTTCATCGCCTTAATAAAACAAGATGGTGAATTGTATTCCGCATCATCCATCGCTGAGGCTAGGGACGTGCTGGACAAGCTGGAAAGTGTTAAGTAACGTAAGGAACATTCCTTGCAAGTATTAATAATTAAAACTTTAACGACTATGAATGATTTTTTCAATTTGAGAGGTGCAGCGGTATTCCGTGTTCTTTCGTTTATTAGTACAGTAGCACTGGGGTTAACTATCTTATTGTTTGCCATCGGCTTGATGATGGGCTTCTTTGGAGAGCAGGAGACGAAGGCGATAGGATGGGCAATGGTTGGATTCTCAATCTCTTCCTTTATCTCTTGCCTATTCATGTTCGGCTTCTGTTACCTGATTAAGATAGCTAAGTCTTACGACAAGGACAAGCAGGAGGATAATAAGGAAATAGTATTCCAATACAAGGGTTACAAAGGCACTTTCACAAAGGATGACAATACTGGAAGGTTTGATGGCCACATCATCGGAACAAGCTATTCCTACTCTGGCTACAGTCTTTCAGAGACTGAACTGGCATTTCAAGCGAGAGTTGACGAATTACTGGAAGAAAAGAAACTATAAAAAGAAAGAGGAGCGCATCATACGTTCCTCTTCTTTGTTTTACGCATCGAAAGCCAAGAACAACTCAATGTCGGTTCTAGGATATACTTTGTTCAGATTATCCATAAACTTTGCCCAATCATAATCTGACACCACAACCAAGGCATGAATGGAAGAGAGATACTCCTTCAGTTTTGGTATTCCCTTCTCTTGGTTAATGAACTGATGAAATCTCTTTGTACGGTTTCCATGCTCATTCTTTGGATTCCTCTTGTCAAGTTCCTCCATAATTGGCGCTATGCGCTCATAGACTATATCTCTTATCCAATTGCCCATAACACCAGGCATATTCCTCGACTCATGCCACGTCCAGCCCCTCATTTTGTATATGTCCATAAAGAATTGGTCGGGGAACACCTTAACCCATTTTGCAGCCTCCTCTAAGAGGAATTGATTAAAGAACGTTTGCAGCTTGTCCTTAACCTCGCTCTTTTCCTTATCAAAGCCTGTTGCCTCATCTACCAATGCGATGATACCAACCCTAGCGAATGCACGCATGAGGATTTCGCATTGCTCGGCTATAATCTCTTGTCTAGGTGATAACGGAATGTTCTTGCGTGCCTCCAAAAAAGCATCACAGATGTCCGCCAAAGCGGTTGCCTTATAACCATGAAGAACCTTTCCATTATCGTTACACACCAAAGGTGACAAGTGGTCCAGTTCTATGTATTTGGAAATAAAAGGGTTAAGAGATTTTTGATTTAAATATCTCACTAATCTGGTCCCGGCAGTTTGCTTACCATCTTCCGTATCTACCATCTTTAATGCTTCTTGCATACCACGACCAGATATTACCCTAGTTCCGTTGCCCAAAATATAACAAGGTATCTTGGTGCCATTCAAGTCAAGTTCTCCACGATATTTAACCATATTATCTTTATAGTACAGGTCTTCGACCTTAACACCTAGGATATTGGCTATCTTCTTCATGGTCTCCTTTGTTGAAGTGCCATTAACAATCTTGCTAACACCGACCTCCGTCATGCCTATCTTTTCAGC